AGATTTAAGCAACAACCAGAAGTAGGAGTGCCTTTGTACGGCGGTCTAGTTAATACTATTACAAGGGGCGCAAGGCTAAAGAAGTTCTATTTGCGCTCGGCCGCCACGGGAACAGGCAAAGCTATTCCTAACTCAGTTACTATTCCTACTCCTGCGGGAAACAAGAAAGTAGGAGATATTAAAGTAGGAGATTACCTTTTCGGCCAAGATGGTAAGCCTACTAAAGTCATTGCGGTACATCCGCAACCAGAGCCAAAAGAAATATGGCGAATTACCTTTAGTGATAATAAAGTCGCTGAATGTTGTAGTGAACACCTTTGGGAAATATACGATAGTAAGACCGAAGGGCCGCAAGTAAAAACCGTAGATGAAATTTATACAACCATGTGTGACTATATGCACAGGCCTCGCTCTGGCGGAATGTATCAAGTTAAAGTTAGAATTAACAGGCCTGCGGAATATCCAGCTAAAAAATATAAGTTACCGCCCTATGCAATGGGGGCTTTAGTCAGTCGTATCCAATATAAGTTTAAGAATCAGACAAGACGCTTATATTTCTGTGCTGAAAATCCAGAAGTAGTTCAAGCTGTTTGTGATTCTCTTGGAGATTATATTTATTCCCCTGCCAAAGATTATCCTGATACTTATATTTTCCGCAAGAAAACTTACATGGGGCATATAATTGAGTTGGAAGATATTTTTAATAACTATCCAGAACTGCTTCAACTTAATGCCAATAATAGAGTATTGCCGAGTGAATATTTGTATGGGTCAATCCCGCAGAGAGAAGAATTATTGGCTGGACTCATGGATGCAAGTGGCGAAATTGATAAATTTGGTCGATGCGTTTTTAATACTTCAAGTTCTTATTTGAAAGACAATGTAATAGAACTGTGCCGCAGTTTGGGTTATTTGACCTCTTGCGAAGTTGAAACCCATTATGATGGATTTAACAAATATTCAGTTATTATTCCAAACGCTCCTTCTGAAATTTTTTCAATTAAAAGTAAGCGTAAAGGATATAAGGAACAAAACGTAGAAGAATTTTCAGTTATCCGTAGTATTGAAGCTACTGGCAAAATGGCCGAAATGACTTGTTTTACTGTAGATAACGAATCTCATTTGTTCTTAATGAACGATTATATTGTTACTCACAATACTCGTTCTATGGTCGGAGACGCTTGTTATATTGGCTGTAATAAGATTTATGATGAAACTTTTGGATGGATTAAGACAGGGGCGGCCCAACCTACTCTTTTTATTACGACCGAACAGGAATTGGAAGAAATTCAAACAATGATGTTAGCTTTTCTTTCGAATGTTAATGAGACTCATATTTTGAATGGTCAGTATGAAGAAGGGGAAGAAGAGCGTGTGCTTGAGGCCGCAAGGGTACTAAAGTCTAGTCCTCTATATATAGAAGATCTACCAGATTTTTCATTACAAGACGTTGAAAACACAATTAAGAAAAATATAAGAGAACATGATGTAAAATATGTGTTCGACTCTATTGAAAGAGTGTCGGGACAATGAAACACTTTTCCACTAATCAGTGGGGTTATACAATAATTTGTATAGCTAACGGGGAATCCTAAACCTTTTTGGCATGGAAATCCCGTGGCAAACCTTTATTCTTTATGTTTTCCTTTAAGAAAAAGATAATTAAAACTTACAGAATTATAAAGAATAATTGAAGCTGTATCGACTATTTCCTAGGCCTTATGGGCAGGAAAGTACCAGTACTATTGATACGTACTCTGATTTTAGGAAACGAAGTCAGTTAAATGGGGAAAAGGTGTCCTTATTATTTTATAGTAAGTAAAAGATAGTCAGCGCTTATGGAAACATAAGAAAATCGTGCCACGATTATATTCACACAAGTCTAAAGATTCTTGAAGAAATCACTAGACGCAGCGGTGGAATTAAATTACGAGAAGATAATGTTCTATTTATGTTATCTACTAAATTGAAAGATATTTGTAATCAATATGGCGTTTTTATTTTGTCAGCAACTCAGTTAAATTCTGGGTATGTAGATTCTGAAACACCAGACCAAAATTTGTTAAGAGGTATGTAACAGTGCCTTAATATATCTTATCCAGCTCATCACTGGGGTTCTACTTCCTTTTGGAGTAGAGCTAACGGGGGAACCTAAGTTAAAGCAATAATATGGTAATCCCGTCTCAGCTTAATAAATAAGTGGGGCTATCGACTATCCCTTATGTTGAAATGCAGGGGAGTAGGGCTACTATTGATACGTAGCTAGATTTTAGGAAACGAAGTCTATGAAAACCGAAAGAGATATAACTATTAGTATAGTTAAAATATAGTCAGTACCAATAGAAATATTGGAGTTTACGGCAAAATCTATAGCAGATAAAATTGACGTAGGCAGTATTATTCTACAAGTTGATTCAAAGGATTTAGAAGCCCTTGAGCCTATCCTATCTAGTAATATTTTTGAACCACCAACTTTAAAGATTTCCTTTTATAAGAACCGCCGAGGTCAATATAAAGGAGTCTATTTATGGTGTAAAGCCAATTTAGGATGTTGTAGAATCCAGCCAATGTTCTGTACTACTTTTGATTACGAGATTATTAATTTGGATAGTACCAGAATTATTGTCAATGAGAAAAGCGCTTTTTAAAAAAAGGAGAATAATGTAATGAAAGCAGGATATATTGAATACGAAATGCCCAAGCAAGTTGCGGAGAATTACCTGAAAGATAGAAAGGGGCCTGAAGCTCGAATGGATCCCCAAAAATATCTTTGTAAAATTGTCAACGAACATTATGGGCTAAAGGGATATTGTATTAAGGTGCATTTGTCTTAAAACTCTAGGGGGTTGCCATGCCAATCAATTACGATAAAGAAGAAGTTAGAAGCCAACTAACTAGAGAGAATATCTTTGAGCTTATGGATGAACTTGGCGGCAACCCCTCTTATTCTTCTGGCTGTATTATTTCAGATACTATCTGTCATAATCTTCCGGGAGAAGGAAGCCATAAACTGTATTATTATTTTAATAGTGAATTGTATATCTGTTTTACTGGGGGCTGCGAGGAACATACGTTCGATGTCTTTGACCTTGTGCGCAAAGTGGCTAAAATCCAATGGGGCAAGAATTTTGATTTAAACGATTCAATTAGATGGATTTGTCAAAGATTTGGCATTTTAGGAACAGAGCAGGAAGAAGAAGTCCAAAAGTCTCCAGATTGGGATCTTCTAGCTAACTACGAGCGAATCCAAGAGCTAAAGAAAGAGAGACGTTCGCCCGAAATAATCTTAAAAGAATATGATGATACAATTCTAAAAAATCTTAATTACAATTTAATTATTACCCCTTGGCGCCAAGAGGGGATTTCACAGAAAGCAATTGAATTAAACCGCATAGGTTACTTTTTGGGCGGCGATCAAATAACAATCCCCCACTTTGATAGGAATAATAGATTTATAGGGTTGCGCGGCAGAACCCTTTGCCAAGAAGATGCTGATAGATTTGGTAAGTATAGACCTTTAAAGGTCAACAATATTCAATACAACCATCCTCTTGGATATAATCTATATAACCTAAATTTCTCTAAAGACAATATTAGGAAGATGGGGAAAGCCGTTGTCTTTGAGTCAGAAAAATCTACTTTACAGTATAAATCTTATTTTGGGGCTGAGAATGATATTTCTGTGGCCTGTTGCGGTTCAAATATTTCAGCTTATCAAATAAAACTATTACTAGATGCTGGCGTTAAAGAAGTTGTAGTAGCCCTTGACCGCCAGTTCCAAGAAATTGGCGATAAAGAGTTTAAGCATTTAACTAGTAGTCTAATTAGGTTAAATGAAAGATATAAAAATTACGTAAATATTAGTTTTATTTTTGATAAGCATATGATTACTGACTATAAGGCTAGTCCAACAGACCAAGGGCCAGAAACTTTTTTACAGCTATATAAAGAAAGGATTATCTTATGAGATATGGAATTTGGTGGTATAATGACAGGGAAGCTGCTATTTGGTATCTTCAAAATGTTATAGTAAAAGCATATGATGCGATTGGAATAGAAGTTAGTCGAAGTAAGACTTCAAAGCAGGATAGCTGTACCTTTGTTGAGTTTAAGAATGGGGACATATATAACGTAATGAAAGCTTCAGATGCTAAGAGAGGTGTTGCCTTAAATGTCTCAATTATTGAATGCGGCATGCCAACAGAGCTAATTCACGATATTATTAAGCCTTGTACCAAGTTTCAGCCTCGGACAATAACCTATTATATTCAAGAAAATAGATTATAAGGAGCGATTTTATTAAGGAAAAGAAAGAGGTATTCCATATGAAAGGAGGTTGAATTTCATATGGAATATCAACTAAGAACATCATTGCTCCCACAAGAAAAGAATTATACAGTGGTTGAACGGGTGTTCGCAAATAGAGGTATTGAACCTAAAAACATTAGTCATTACCTTCACACAACCGATAATGATATATTAGACCCTAGTTTAATAACTAATATCAAAGAGGGGGCGGCCATGCTAGTCCGCCATATCCAACAGAAAGATAAAACTATGGTAATTGTTGATTCTGATGCTGATGGATTTACAAGTTCGGCCTTTTTATTGAACTATCTTAATTGCCTTTTTCCGAGTTTTATAAAAGATAATGTGGAATATGCCCTCCACGAGGAAAAGACCCACGGTATTATTCTTGACGCTATTACAGAGGATACTAAGCTAGTTATTGTGCCGGACGCCAGTAGTAATGAATACGAAATTCATAAGCAGCTTAAAGATAGAGGTTGCGATGTTTTATGTATTGATCATCATCAAGCTCCAAAGGTTTCAGAGTATGCTTGTGTAATAAATAATCAATTATGTGATTATCCCACAAAATCTTTATCAGGCGTTGGAATGGTTTATAAGTTTTGTAGTTATCTGGATGAATTGTTGGAAACTAATTATGCCGATAACTTTTTAGATTTGGCTGCTGTTGGAATCTTGGCCGATATGATGTCCTTAAAGGATTATGAGACAAAGCATATCATAAATAAAGGTCTTAATAATGTTCAGAATCCTTTTTTGAAGGAAATCTGTGACGCCCAAGCCTATTCTATTAGCAGGGCAGGAGGGTTATGCCCTTTTGCAGTTAGCTTTTATATAGCCCCCCAAATTAACGCCACAACTAGAGTGGGGACTATGGAAGAAAAGATTCTACTTTTTGAATCCATGCTAGACTTTAAGGGCTATGAAGAAATTCCTTCGACCAAAAGAGGATGCAAAGGAAAATTTGAAACAAAGGCCGCCCAAGCTTGCCGCAACTGTACTAAGATTAAAAGGCGCCAATCTGAAGTAGTCGAATCTAGTTTGGATATTATAGAAAACATCATAGAAGAAAAGAATTTAGCAGAGAACAAAGTTATTGCTGTTAAATTACAAAAAGAACAAGTAGTAAATAGAAGTCTAACTGGCTTAATCGCCAACCAGCTTATGGCTAAATATAAACATCCTATTTTAATTCTCCTTAAAGGAGAAGATGGAACTTGGTCAGGGTCTGGTAGAGGGTTTGACACAGTAGGCTTTAACAATTTTAGGGATTTTATCGAACAGAGTGGTTTAGCCGAATATAGTCAAGGACATCCAGATGCTTTTGGAACTTCCTTTACAGAAGAAAACTTTAAAGCTTTTATAGAATACTCAAATAAGGTTTTAAAAGATTGCGCCTTTTTACCGTATCTTACTGTAGATTTTATTTGGGATTCTAATAACTTCTCTGGGAAAGATATTATAGAATTGGCTAAATTAAATTGTATCTGGGGGCAAGGGCTTGAGAAACCTTATATAATGATAAGGGACATTCATGTTACCCCTGATTCAGTAAATTTACTATCTAGAGATAAAAACCCCACGCTAAAGATTACTCTTAATAATGGAGTTAGTCTTATAAAATTCAAGTCGTCCGAGGAAGAATACCAGTCTTTGCTGGCTAGTTCTGACCTTGGAAGTGTAGACATTAATGTTATTGGAACTTGTAAAATTAATGAATGGAATGGTATTATCAGTCCGCAAATGGAAATCGAACAATATGAAATTGTAAGAAAAGTTGATTATTTCTTTTAAGAAAATACTGTTCTAGTACACAATCCGACTTAAACAAATTAGAAGGAGAAATGTATTATGAAAAAGATTTTTTTATGCGTTATTGCTTTTTTAACGGTTTTTTCCTTAAGCGTTAATGCGATGGCTTATAGTAAGGAAGAACTTACTGAATTGATTAATGAATGTGAAACTAAATTACCGTATGCTTATTCTATGGCCGAAGCCTGCGAAGGGCTTGGCTATAGCGAAGACCATCTTGTATCAGTAATTGCTTCACAAGAGATTTTTAATTTAGAAAGCTCTCTTAAGGCATACCGCAAAGAGTATAACGAAATAATTGAGGAAGAGAAAAAAGAAGCTGAACTTAAAAGTATCCAAAAGAAGAAAGATGAATATCCAGTGGCTACAACTATATGGTATTATTTAAAGGGTCAAGGCTATAATAATTATGTGGCGGCCGGCATTTTAGGTAACATTATGGCCGAGGTTGGCGGCCAATCTTTAGACATTCAACCTTCCCTTTCTAACAATAGTTATTATGGGATGTGTCAATGGAGTAAAAAGTATTATCCGCAAGCAAATGGACTAAGCCTTGGCGGCCAATGCGAGTTTTTAACAAGTACTATTGAATATGAGTTCAACACTTATGGATACAAGTATCAAAGCGGTTTTAATTATTCTCAATTTTTAACTTTAGACAATGAAAGAGCTGCAAGTTTGGCGTTTGCTAAATGCTATGAGCGCTGCGGCTCAGGTTCTTATTCAGTCAGACAAAATAATGCTACTAAAGCACTCGAATATTTTACTAGCTGATTTTAAGGGGAGAGATTTAATATCTCTCCCCTATTTTTGGTTTTGCTGGTCTGGTGGCAGGTGGAGGCATTGCTCGAAAACAGGATTAAAAATGGCCTTTAGAAATTTTGCGGCCAAAAATCCTCTTTATTGATTTTCTTAGTAAAAAAGAGTATAATATATATAGAAAGTAAAAGGAGTAATAGATATGGATAAAGACCCTTTCTTAGACCAACTAGAAAAAAGTGCTAAGTATTTTAATGAGCGCAAATTTAACACATATATCTATAATATTCTTTGCTTGAAATGTAAACTTGCATTTAGGCTATTGGCCGCCATAGTTAAAGGAGGAAAACATGGTTAGTTATGTGACTGAGGTATGCTATAAAGATTTTAAAGCTTTGTTGGATGATTACCAGAAGATAAAGCATCATTACCCGCTCTTTATTATTATGAGCGATTTGACCCATAAAGACCTTCAAAATGATGGCTGGAATAGCCCTGACAATGTTGCTATTTGTGAAAAGTTCGGATATGGCGAAATAACCTTTATTTGATTTAGACAGAGAAATATGGTATAATATAAGAAAAGGAACTATTATGTTTAAAGAAAACTCCGCAGAAGAGCTAACTGAGGAACGTAAACTTAAAGAATATATATATGATAGTTTGTGCTTAAGATATAAGATTGCCAGAGAAGCACAGGCAAGACATGAGGTAAATACTCATTATAATGGCAATATAAAAACAGCCATAGAAGCTGCTAAAAGAGATGAAATGAGATTTTATCAAATTTTGGATGATGTAATTTTTAATATGGAAGGAGGAAATAAAATTTGATTCTTACTAATAAGCAAGAAGAAGGTTTGAAGATTATTGTAGCCAGATACAAAGCAGGAGAAAAATATACTGTTGTATCTGGCTACGCTTAAAAGCTGGTGTCGGTAAAAGCGTTTTAGTTAGATTTGCTGTTGAAGCTTTGGGGGTGCCAGAAGATACAGTAGCTTATGCTACATATACGGGCAAGGCCGCCGAAGTTTTACGCAAAAAGGGTAATAAGGGGGCTATCACACTTCATAAGCTTCTATATAACTGCTATCCTCGTAAAGATGGCGGATTTTATAGAGAACCTAAAAAATATTTGGACTATAAAGTTGTTGTTGCTGACGAGTGTAGTATGATCCCTAAGACTATGGTAGACCTTCTTTTGAAGCATAATGTTTATGTATTATTCTTAGGTGACCCGTTTTAAAGCACTGGGACGGGCTAAAATAATCTAATTGCGGGAACCTCCTGAGAGTTCACTCTACTAACTTATTATAGTGATATGAATAAGGGCAAAGGGTAATGCCGGAGATTTAAGTAAAAACGAGTGAAATTGGACAATCCGCAGCTAAGTTTCTAAAAGGTTTTAGAAAAAAGTTCAACGACTATCGAAAAGTATTTAATTACTGAGTAGAGTACACTGCAAGTTTATGGCAGTGGAAATGGTTATCCTAGAAGATATAGTCTGCTCTCACGAGAAATTGTGAGCTTGGATATTCCAAGAGATAAGGTTTGCGCCCTTATCTAAACAGGGAGGCAGCTCCCACCAATAAATAAAGATGAAGCAAATGACCTTCTAGAGCATCCTCATATCTTTCTTGATGAAGTATTGCGCCAAGCTGCTGACTCAGAAATTATTCGAATGACTATGAAAATCCGTAACAATGAGCCTATTCCTTATTTCAAAGGAACTGATGTTATGGTAATTCCAAAAGCAGAGTTAGTAAACTCTTGTTATACTTGGGCCGATCAAGTATTGGTCGCCACGAATAGGACTAGAAAATCTATCAACACTCAAGTTAGAAAGATGAAGGGACTCAGTGGGTTGCCGCAAGATGGAGACAAGATTATCTGTTTGTCAAACTATTGGGACGATATTTCTATGACCGGAGATGCCCTAGTAAATGGCACTACTGGAACTGTACGCAACCCGGTAGGAAGAGTAAAGAAGGTTCCTTATTTCTTTAATATTCCCGAAAATTCCATTCATAGCATCCAATTCGACTTTGAAACAGAAGAAGGCTCTTGTTTCAGTGGCATTGAAATGGATGAAAAATTAATTCAAACTGGAAGAAAGGCTGTTGAAGATTATAGTGTTGCTTATCGTTTGAAAAGCTACGAAAAGAAAACCGGAGAAGAGTTTATTCCCAAAGAGTTTGACTATGGGTATGCTATTACGACTCATAAAGCCCAAGGTAGTTCTTGGCCAAAAGTACTAGTAATAGAAGAGCATTTTCCAACTATTCAAGAGGAACACGCCCGCCATTTGTATACTAGCTGTACAAGAGCTTCTTCTCGGTTAGTTTTGGTACGTTAATGAATTTAGTAACAATTGATTTCGACATAATTATGGCGCCTAGCATTGAAAGTTATAATAATCAAGTTTCTACTAGTCGGCCAATAGAAAAGATAAAAGAAGATTTTCCTTTTCTTCCAGAGTTTCCGGCTGATTTGTATATCTATGAGTATCTTACGAGATATATTTTAAGTGTTGCTAAACAGAATAAGAAAATATATTTTATTGACGACCATAGTGAAGTAGTTCAATTTTTTGAGACGCCCCCTTATAGCCTGTATAATATAGACCACCATCATGATATAGGCTATAATTGGGGAGCTTCACGTGATTGCGGCAATTGGGTAAGATTTCTTTGGAAAGAAGGAAAAATTACTTCTTACACTTGGATAAACGATGAAAATTCTCAAAAAGCGCCAAAAAGAATCCAAAAGTACTTAACAGAAGAAAAGAACATTAGAGAGACTAATTTAGAATTATTAGCGCCAGAAACAGATGTTTTGGTATTATGTGCCTCTTATGAATGGGTGCCGCCCCTGTACCATCCTTTATTTTTGGCGTGGAAAACCATGATTGAATTTATCTAAAAATTGTAGTATAATAGTAATAGTAAAGGGGATGATTAACACATTATGAAGATACGAAACTACCCCGGTAGCCTTCATAATCACTAGATACTGATTATAGTAATTTGCGACTTCGTGACTCTATTAACCGATATGATAAGCTTATTGATTATGCTATTGAGTTAGGCCACGAAGTTATTGCTTTTACAGAGCATGAATCAGTTTCTAATGCGGTAAAAATCCAAAAGTATTACAAGAAGATTAAGTCCGACCATCCCGATTTTAAAGTAATTCTGGGTAATGAGATTTATCTATGCCGAAATGGATTAAATAATGAAAATTTTGTTTCGGGAGAAGATAGATATTGGCACTTTATACTTTTGGCGAAAGATGCTATTGGCCATCAGCAAATAAGAGAAATTTCTACTAGAGCGTGGAAGCGTTCCTATAAGGCTAGGGGAATGCGGCGAGTCCCCACTTATTATCAAGATCTTGAAGAAATAATTGGGGCTAATCCCGGCCATGTTATTGGGTCTAGTAGTTGCCTTGGCGGCTATTTACCTTTTTTAATTCTTAAATATAGAGATAGCAGCAGCGACCAACTCTTATGGCTAGAAAGAATTAACCAATGGACTAATAGTATAGAACAGATTTTCGGAAAAGGAAACTTCTTTTTAGAGCTTCAGCCCTCAGAATCAAAGGAACAAACTTATGTAAATGAGTTTTTGGTTTCTTTTTCCTCTCAGGCAAATATTCCATATATTATCACAACGGATTGAAAAATAATGCTTATGAAGATTATTAAAGGAATAGAAGGAGGTGAAAAAATGCGTAGTTTAAAGTCTTTTTCGGCAGAAGAAAAACAGCAAATTTTGAACGATAAAAGAGAAAACCCATTCAAAAGATATTAGATAAAATCTATAGTAACGTACCCTTTTTTGCTTAAAGCGAAAATACATAAGCATTATAAATGACAGTCGAGTTAAGCTGTGAAGCTTAATGTTAATCCCCGCTAACCCAGATTGCAATGGGGTGTGAGCCAATGGCTTGCTAACGGTTGAACTCCTGCAAAGGACAATCCCGTGCTAAATTACTGTAAAGTATAAATGTGTAACGACTAGTTCGGAGGAACGTAGAATGGAGATGCTACCATTCGAAAGACGGGGCATCTGTTTGAAGCAGCAGATGAAAATATAGTCTATTCTTTATAGCAATATAAAGTATTAAAGAGTCATTATGCTAGAAGGGAAGATAGACCAATTCATAAGGCCTATTTGAATGCAGAAGATGGCGATAGAGAAGTTGATTCTTTTTATGCAACGACTTATATGATGGATACAGAGGAACTAGAGAGCCATTTAAGCTTAACAGACGAACAACTAGAAATAGCTTATCAGAATATTAGGAAAATAAAAGAAATGTGTTCTGATTATAGCCTGTTAAAGCCTTTGAAGATTCCTGAGTTAGTTTGGAAAGAGCCATCTTATTTAATTAGTCCAAGCACTTATTATAAACAGATTCCTTATCTTCAAACCTTTGTTGAATCAGAGTATCGTGGAGATAATCTATTGGCACAACATGTTGCAGATAGATTATCTTGGGATACAACACTTCAAAATCAAAAAACTTATGATGCACTAGATGAATGTTTAGAGATGACTTGGAAATCATCTTTAGTCAATAAAACACATTGGAGTGCCTACTATTTAAATCTACAAAAAATAATTGATATTGTCTGGGATGCTGGAAGTCTGGTGGGGCCATCAAGAGGTTCTGGTACTGGGTTAGTAACTAAGCTCAGTTAAAAATTCGTGAACTATATTGCTCATAGGTGTCTAGTATAATTACTAGGCTAACGGTTCAGAAAGCAGTAATGTTATTATGAGTAAGGGAACCTAAGTCTTTAACAAAGATAAGGAAATACCGTGTCAAGTTTGCTGATTATATTAAGCAAAAAGATGTAGAGACTATCGAAAGGTGTAATAGCTGAGTAGAGTAAAGTGGAAGATGAGCTACCACTTGAAGCGCGAATTACTTATATATTAAGTAAAGAGATAGTCCATGCTATATAGAAATATATAGTGTTCAGTTGTCTTACTATATGTATTGAATATTATACAGATAAACGCATTGCGTGAAACTACCAAGACAAAAAGTTGGAGATTTCTTAATCCTAGTCGAGTATCAGTTTTGGATATTGATGTAGATATAGAAGGCTCAAAGCGTGAAAAAGTTTTACAAGCTCTAAGAGATAATTATGGAGAAGATTATGTAGCTAACGTTATTACTTTTGGCGTTGAAAAGTCCAAATCAGCTATCCTTACTGGTGCAAGAGGACTAGGCATGGACAATAATGACGCACAGTATTTTTCTTCTTTAATTCCTTCTGACAGAGGTATCACTAGAACTTTACACCAATGTTATTATGGAGATAAAGAAAATGGTTTTGCGCCCATACCTCTATTTGTCAAGGAAATGGACGAACATCCAGACTTATGGAACGTGGCGCAAAAGATTGAAGGATTGATTTGCCAGATGGGTATTCACGCTGGGGGAGTTATTTTCGTAGATGAACCTTTTACCAACTCCACTGGCTTAATGCGGGCGACAGATGGTACAATTATAACAGCTTATGACCTCCATGATTCAGAAGATGTGAGTCAACGAAAGTTAAGGCTCCTAAATGCTTAATCACTTATCAGTGATGTTATATAGGCTCTTAGAAATAAGGTAAGTAAAAAATACCTATATGGCACCGGGGAAACCTAAGTCAAAAATGATATGGCAATCCCGGACTAAATTGGGTAGCTTCCAGCTATCCATAAATGTCTATCGACTATCCCTCGGAAGGGGAGTAGAATTACTATTGATACGTAATTCAAAACAGCATTCTCTTTAAAAGAGTAAGATATAGTCAGTACCATTGGAAACAATGGAACAATACGCTTATCAAGTACGACCTATTATCGGTTGAAGGATTTGATAAAATCCATACTTGCTTAGATTTGCTTTGTGATAATGGATTGGTTGAAAGAAAGCCCACATTAAGAGAAACATATGAATCAACTATTGGCATTTACAATCTTGAAAGAAAAGATCCTAGAATGTGGAAAATGATTTGGAATCATGAGATCGAATCATTATTCCAAATGGAAAAACAGAGTGGTGTTCAAGGAATTGCTTTAACAAAGCCTCAAAGTGTAGACGATTTAGCCCACTTAAATTCAGTAATCCGGCTAGTAGCACAAGATAAGGGCGCTGAACAACCACTAAGTAAATTTGCTCGTTTTAAAAACGATATTACCTTATGGTATAAGGAAATGGAAGATGCCGGATTGACCCAAAAGGAACAAGACCTTTTAAAAGAATATCTCTCAGGGTCATATGGTATTTGCGAAGCACAAGAACTATTTATGGAGTTAGTTCAAATTCCTGAATGTGGCGGATTTGACTTAAACTGGGCCGACAGGCTAAGAAAGAGTATTGCTAAGAAAAATCCAGCCGAATTTGAACAATTAACAAAGGAATATTATGCACAAGTTGAAGCCAAAGGACTAAGCCAAAATTTATGTAAATACGTATGGCAAAATTTGGTCGGGATAAGCCGTGGGTAAAAATTTGCTCCCTGTAATAGAAATATTACTTGAACAATGCCGAGAATTGCTGGAAAGCTAAGTCGAAAGATATGCCAATCAGCAGCCGAGCCATTTAGCTAATGGAAGGTTCAACGACTATTCAGAAAGAAGTAGGAGAAATCCGAAGTACGGCACATCGTTATTCTACCATGATTTTAGATTAAAGGAGGTGTAAAAATGGATCAACAACAGATAATTGATTGGTATGTTAAAGATGGATTTTCAATAAATTATATTGCAAAAAATCTACTACATTGCCGTGCAAGTACTATTAGTAAAATTTTAAAAGAAAATAATATAGTCATTAAAAAAGGCGCTACTAAAAAAGTAAATATTAATCAAGAGAAAGAAATTATTGAACTATATACTAAAGAACATTATACGCAAAAAGAATTAGCCGAAAAGTTCCATCGTAGTACTGATACAATTCATAAAATTCTTATTAAAAATAGTGTAGCTATTATTAGTCAACCCAAGATTAACAAAAATCAAATAGACACTTATTTTGATATAATAGATACAGAAGAAAAAGCATATTGGCTTGGATTTATTTTCGCTGATGGTAATATTTTTAACAATCAATTAACAATAGAAATTCATGAGCGGGATAGGGAGTTGCTAGAAAGATTTAAAATAGCGCTAAATTTAAACGGAAAAATTTCTCATAGAGTCAGAAAAAATACTTCTGTATGTTCTGTCAGAGTTGTAAGTAAACATCTATGTGAAACTTTGAGTAAGTACGGAATAGTACCTAACAAAACTTATGTTACTAAACATTTACCACAAGTTCCTGAAACAATGTTACCACATTTCTTACGAGGATTAATTGATGGTGATGGTTGGATTAGTACAGACAAATCTGGACATTATCATATTGGGTTTGTTAGTCACTTCCCTTCAGTGTGTGAAGATTTTAAAAGGTATTGCAATATATTAACCGATGGAAAATGTAGAGCTGCAATTACACGCAAAGATAAAAATTATTCTGGATATTGTTTTCAAATTCAGAGCAAAGAAGCTACAAAATTGATAGCTACAATTTTGTATAAAGACAATACAATTTGTCTTAGTCGAAAGTATCGGAGGGTAGAGCCGTTACTTGACTGAAAAAACGATGAAGATATAGTCTTGGGCGATAACCAGTTATGAAAATAACATTCGCTCAGACGGCTTTAATTTGAGTCATACATTAGCATATTCCCTTGTGGCACTCCAAGAGATGAACTTAGCATTTAAGTACCCTATTGTTTATTGGAACTGCGCTTGCTTGATAGTTGATAGCGGTAGCGTTGGTTCTGGAACAGATTATAATAAGATAGCTATAGCTATTGGTAAGATGCGGAAAGCCAACATTAAAGTTAGTTTGCCTGATATAAACCAATCAGACTTTGGATTCAAACCCGATGAAAAGAATAATAGAATCCTGTGCGGACTTAAGAGTCTGGCAAATGTTGGCGATGAAGTAGTCATAAAAACTATTGACAACCGTCCTTATGTATCTCCAAAAGACTATTTGGATAAAGTTCATCCTAATAAGCAAGCTATGATTTCCTTGATTAAAGGAGGGGCTTTTGATTCTCTTATGGATAGAAAGCTTTGCATGGCTTGGTATATTTGGGAAACTTGTAATAAAAAGAGTAAAATTAACCTACAGAATATGTCGGGATTGATTAGATACAATCTTCTTCCCGAAGAAACAGAAGAACAAGTCATGGCGCGCCGAGTTTATGAGTTTAATAGATATTTGAAAAGTAGCTTTAAGCAAGGTGACAAATATATATTAACCAATCGGGCTATTAGCTTTTTGAACGAACTGGGCATAGAACCAAGTTTTGATTCTGGACTTTATTTACCGATTAAAAAATGGGAAAAGGTCTATCAAAAATGGATGGACGTATTTAGAGAGTGGATGGCCGCCAACCACGATAAAATACTCCAAAAAGTAAATGATAATGTTTTCCGTGAAGATTGGGAGAAGTATGCTCTTGGTAATTATTCTAGTTGGGAAATGCAATCTTTGTGTTTCTATTATCATGAACACGAACTCGCCCATGTTAATAATAATCTTTATGGCTTCGCTGACTTCTCTAAGCTTCCAGAAGAACCAGAAATTGTAAAGACCTTTGGGAGCGGTGGAAAAATTTTCCAGTTGCATACGATTTGCGGCACTTGTATTGCAAAAGACAAAAACAAGAGTACTGTTAGCTTATTAACTACAACCGGAGTAGTTAATATTAAGTTCAGAAAAGAATACTTCTCTATTTTTGATAAACGTATCTCAGAAATTGGCGCCGATGGTACTAAACATTGTATTGAAGAATCTTGGTTTAGTAGAGGTAGTATGATAGCGGTTCAAGGCATTCGTTCGGGAGATAATTTTGTACCAAAGAAATATAAAAGTTCAAATTCCCATGAGCTATATAAGATTGATAAAGTTTATCCTGATGGCCGACTTGCTTTGCGCCATGATAGATATAAAGGAGAGGAGTCTGAAAGTAATGACTAAAGAAAAGATTTTGCTAAAATATAGGTCTAAAGAAGTAACCCATATCTACGTAACAGCAATTCCTAATGAAATTGATAAGCACCAATTAAGGCTATCAAAGACTAAAGATTTCCTTATCCCTACTTGGGAATTTCCGATTAACATTTATAGGTTTGAAGATTATGGAAAAACTTGGGCCTTTACCGAAGAAGAACTGAGGAAAGAAAATGTATAAATATTGTATTATTGCTTTAATTGGAAAGGCCGGAAGTGGGAAAGACACATTACTGAAAGAGCTTTTAAAGGTTGAACCAAAGCTAAGGAGTATTGTAAGTTATACCACTCGGCCCCCACGCCAAGGAGAACTAGATGGAATAGATTATCACTTTGTCTCTGGGGAAGTATTCGCGGCCAAACTTCTAAATGAAGAACTTCTTGAGGCTAGTTTCTTTAATGATTGGTTCTATGGGACTGGCTATGATAGTTTAAAGCCCGGAGCAATTCATGTCGGAGTTTTTAATCCTGATGGGGTTGATTCCCTTAAAGCCCATAAAGATATTCTTACAGTTGTTTATTATCTTGACGTAAAAGATAAAGAAAGACTGTTGCGGCAATTGAATAGAGAAGATGACCCTGATGTTAATGAAATTATCCGTAGATTTAAGGCCGATGAAGTAGACTTTGACGAAATAGATTTCTCCTATAATCTTTTGGTTAATGATAATACAGAAGATTTGCGCGAAAACCTTAAAATTATTACCTCAGACCTAGCTCTTTTTGAAAGCAAAATTGGATAAACATTAGGTAATAAAAGCTATATATAGTATGGATGCCCAAAAATTCATACTATATATAGCTTACAGGAGGAATGTAAAAAATGAATATATTGAAAAGAAACGGCGCAGAAGTCCCTTTCGATGGGCAGAAAATTCAGAATGCAATTATTAAAGCTATGGCCGAAGTTGGCGGCGGCCAAGATACAACAATTGCAGGAGACATAGCCGCCAAAGTTGAAGCTGACATCACTAAGAGTCCAGAAAAAGCAAATGTTGAATCTATTCAAGATTTAGTAGAGGATTATTTGATGCAATCTGGGCGGAGAGATGTTGCTAGAACTTATATTAGATACAGATATAAAAAAGAAAATGAACGAGCTTTACAAGAAGATTTAAATCTTCGTTTTAGAAAGTTCAATGCTTTAATTTCCGGTGAGGATGAAGAATCTAAAAAGGAGAACAGCAATAAAGATACTCGTATTATCCCTACTATGAGAGACTATATTGCGGGCTTCTCTTGCCGAGATATAGCAAAGAACTATTTTTCAAAAGAGATTTGGGATGCTCATGAAGCTGGAATTATCCATATTCATGATACCGATTATAGTCCGGCTATGCCGATGTATAACTGCTGTTTAATCAATCTTGAAGATATGCTTCAAAATGGTACGGTTATTAGTAAGACTATGATTGAAAAGCCTAAATCTTTTAGGACTGCTTGTACTGTAACTACTCAAATTATTACCCAAGTAGCAAGTAGTCAATACGGTGGAAATACGATAAATCTTGCACACTTAGCGCCTTTTGTTGATATTTCAAGACAAAAGATTCGTGAAAAAGTGAAAAATGAAATCATCGAAACTGAGGGAAACCTAGATAAGATAGATGAAATTACTGAAAAACAAGTCCTTGAGGAAATTAAGGATGGAATACAAACTATTCAGTATCAGCTTATTACAATGAGTACAACTAATGGTTAAAAAATGGCCACGCTAAGATGGGGACATCTTAGAGGAGTAGACGGCTAACCTACAAATGTAGGGTGTCTAGATATTTCCTATTTAGGCTAACGGTGAACACTAAAATATTTTTAATTTAAGATATAAATATTCTAAGGTAAAGGAGGGGGAAATTTGATAATATATAAAATAACTAATGATTTTAACAATAAAGTCTACATTGGGCAGACTATATATAACGATCTTAAAAAGCGAATTAAAACTTATAAAAGTGAAATTCAATTTAGAGATGGTACAAGGCCAATCATTCAAGAGATAAGGAAACATGGTATAGACCATTTCACTTGGGAAGTTCTTGAAAAAGATATTAATAGTCAACAAGAGCTGGATGAAAAAGAAATTGCCTATATTAAAGAATATAAAAGTTTAACATCTCAAAATGGGTATAATGCAGATGTTGGTGGAAGAGGACAAGGGCCTCGTTCTGAAGAAACAAAAAAGAAAATAGGAGATGCACAACGAGGGAAATTAAACCATATGTACGGAAAAACCGGAGCAAAAAATGCTACTTCTAAGAAAGTCATGGAATTAACAACCGGAAAAACCTATGAATCAGCTTGCGAAGCAGCAAGAGATCTTGGAATCAATTTTTCTCATATTTGTGCCACAGCTAGAGGCAAAAGAGGCAGTACAAAAGGATATGTTTTCTTATATGTTGATGAAAATGGTCATTTAATTATACCAAATAGAATGACTAAAATTAAAAATCCCTCTTTAAGAAAAAAGCTTCATAATTTATACCCGAATCTATTTTAAATTAAAATATCATGTCAATACCGTGCCAAGCTTCTACCTATGTAAGAAGAAGGTGTAACGACTATCCCTTATTGGGAGTAGGATTAAGGTGGAAGCCCTTAACCCGAAAGACCGTCCATCTAGAACAGATGAAAAGATAGTCTAAGCTATTTAGAAATAAATAGAGGGGTCTGCAAGCCCCATTTACGTCAATTTTTATGTGGATTGACTCTGATTACGATAAACAATTACAACACGATTTAGCTCTTGTTATTAAAGAAGTTTTAAAACAGCGCATAGAGGGAGTAAAGAATGAAAAAGGTGTACCTATTACTACAGCTTTTCCCAAATTACTTTATTGCCTTGACGAGAATAATATTCATGAAGACTCTGAATATTGGTACTTAACAGAACTGGCCGCAGAATGTAGTGCAAAGCGTTTAGTACCAGATTATATCTCAGCTAAGAAAATGCGTGAACTTAAGAATGGAAACGTATTCGGCTGCATAAACAATAACTGTGCCTAATGATAGCGATATTATTAGAAAACTTGTCTAAACGGAGAAAGTCTTTTAACTAAGATAACTTACCGTGCTAAAAAGAAAGCCTAACGACTATCCCCGAAGGGGGAGTAGAATACAAGCTGTTGGTATTCGAAATGGCAAGCTTCTCAATAAAAAGAGAAGGTGATATAGTCTAATCTGCATATATAATCCATAAAATGCAGCAGTTCATAAGAGAACGTAATAGATGTAGCGAATCTATTGGAATGTTAATGGGGATGCCGAAGTTTCCTTCAAGATTATATTGACCCAGAAACTGGAAAACATAAATTCTGGGGTCGATTCAACCAAGGGGTCTGTACTTTAAATCTTGCCGATGTAGCTCTATCTTCTGGTGGAGATTTTGACAAATTTTGGAAAATTATGGATGAAAGGCTCCAAATGTGTTATGAAGTTTTAATGGTTCGTCATAACGTATTAAAAGGTACCAAGTCTGATGTGGCGCCAATCCTTTGGCAGCATGGTGCTTTAGCAAGACTTGCTCCCGGAGAAACCATTGATAAGTTGCTTTATAACGATTATAGTTCTATTTCATTAGGATATGCTGGACTGTATGAATGTATCCATTATATGACTGGTGGTTCCCAACTAGATGAAAAAGGATATAATTTTGGTATGGAAGTTATGAAGTGCCTTAAAAGTGCTACCGATAAGTGGAGAGAAAAAACCAATATTGGGTTCTCCCTTTATGGCTCTCCCATTGAAACAACCACTCAAAAATTCGGTAAAGGCCTTAAAAAGAGATTTGGAATTATTAAAGGGATTACTGACAAGAACTACGTCACTAACTCCTATCATATTACGCCCTCTCAGCATATTGACGCCTTTAACAAGCTGAGAATTGAATCTAGGTTCCAAGAACTTAGTTTGGGTGGTTAGCCTAAATAGCTACCCTGAAATTATGTGAACGCAAGAAAAAGCGGTGTTTAACCTTATGGTTAAGCTAACGGGGAACACTTAATTGGAAATCCCGTGCCAAGCCTTATCTTATAAGGAAGGTGTACAGACTATCCCGCAAGGGAGTAGGACGGATTTTATCACCGTTCGAAGTGCATAAAAAGTGAAGCAGAGGGTACCTGCTACTTTAAGATATAGTCGAAAGGAAAATAATATGTATAAATGTGAAATTTGTGGTAAAGAAAGTTTTAAGAAAATACGATTAGGTGGATATACACTTTGTAGTAAGCATATGCACCAGCTCCATTCTTATGGTAAATTTTTAGACGATAACCCAAGAACTCAAAATGATTTAAACGAGTATAAAGTTGTTGGCGATATAGCTATTTTTAATTTATACGATGGAACCACTTCTGAGAAAATTGACGAATTTATTATTGACTCAGAAGATGTTGAAAAAGTT